GTATTCTGTGCCGCAAAGGCGACTGTTTACGGTATGGCGCAGACCATAGTTGCAGCTACACGCCAACATTCAATCTATGGATTGAACAAGAAGTATGTAACTACTGAAGGGCTACCTAACGAAACAGTGATAATCAAACGGCTTAGAGAGTTAGGTATAAGCTCAGATGTTAAAGAGGCACGTTATGGTAGATTTTATAATGCTGTTTTTGCCAATGATTTTTATGATAACGCAACTGCTTTGATCACGAAGTTGTATCTAAGATATCAATTACTCAAGATGATAGGTAAAACCCAAGTTTTTGATCACACTATCAAGTTTACAGCGTCGCAGGTGATGTCAATTGTCAGAGCCGGGGATGAAATGGCCCAACTAGAGAAACTAGCTTTAGTTGTACGCAACCAAGGATGGAGCACAGATTATTTCAACTGATCAATCTACGCAGGCTCTCCTCGCAGACATTATCGTTTGGAGTGCTACGCTGCCAGCCCAAAATATTTTGGTAGGCGGTGTGCATTTACCAAACCCAGAATATGTTGATGCTAGACTAGTTAAAACTGTTAAAGTATGGAAAATGTATGACTACAACGATGGTCACAGCCGTAGTGGGAATCACTTTGGTGATACATTTGGATTCATCAAAAATAGGTTTATAGTACCAGTAGGGCAGCATACGACGGATCTAAATGACGTTTATGTTCTACAAAATACTAAAGATAACTGGTTTTCAGATGATGCAACTGTAGACAATTTTAAAAATTACTTCGGTTTCCTAAACTGTTCAGGCTTAACATCTAAAGATCTGGCAATCCTTGACAATATCATACAGGACGACGTACGACACACTCCGTTCTTGTGTGATCAAATCATAGACTTGGGTATAGAAGGGAAGATAGGAATTACAACCCCTACACAAATAGTACCCATGACTACGACTTACAGCGCAGAGGAAGTGCGAGCAATTATTATCAAGTTGGTGAATAACCACAGATGGCATGAGGATATGTTAGCAGCACTAAGAGCATGTAAGTATTGGTTAGCACAACCAGCAACTGAAACGGTTGAAGCTCACTGGTGGACACAGATACCGCGTACCCTTTATCTGCCGAAGTTAGGACTTAAGAGAGCAGCTATACATATACTGCTACAAGAAGAGGGAGTATGCACAACCGCTGAAGCTATCCAAGCAGTTAGAAGTTTAGATACGGAGTCTGATTCCTTAATTATAGAATCCGTGTTTGCAAATACGTGCTGGTATTGGGGAGAATACTTCACTATCTTCAATAAGAAGAATTTGATGGATCTATTAGTAGGTCTCTCTAGAGTGACAAACCTAACGGTAGATGAGCACTACAGAGCAGATGCTATGTTTTCAGCTGTTATAGGTAGGGCTGTGCCAACTGGAGCACACTCATGTGTAGCAACAGTGTGGACTGAACCGCTGAGGAGCTGTTATAATAAACGGGTCCCATTTGGTACACTTAATTTTCAAAATATTACAGACTATGGATATGATATTAGGGATAATTATATCTTAATGAACACTATAGTGGCACCTTCTTGTATTACATTGATAGCGGGT